GCTATTATCATTAACTTCATTCAGCATCCACAGTCCAGACCATGACCCGTTAGTCTGAGGGTTTAGATAGTCTTCATCGTGTTGGTAGTAGATACCTGCGAACAAACCAGTGAGGTTCTTACCGTCAGCTCTACGTCCATACGCAATGTCACGATCTTGTACGTGACCCATGACGCAGCTCATCATCTTCTTAGATAGAAGTAGCTTCGCACTACTGACAGGTCTACCCATAACACCTGATACAAAGTAATGACTGTAACAAACACCATCGATAACAGCAGGTTCAAGAAAGTCATACACTTCCCATCCAAGTTTGTTTAAGCGTAGGTCATCGTAGCTGATCAGTCCTTCTAGCTTAGCGTCGTTCTCTACTGCACGCTCGATACGTTGCTCATGGTTGCCAATCAAGAAGATCATGCGAGGATTCCACTGCTTCTTCTTGTTAGCACGTAGGCGATCCTGCTCTTCACGAATCGGTGTTAGCAGATCAAACATACCATCAAGACCTGCATCGATATCGTTCTTGTAGCGACGGCCTTCAAAGGACTTCTTACCTACGTCATACATAGACAACGATGGCATATCCCAGTGATCACCTAAGTGTACGATAACGTCAGGCTTCTTCTCTGCTGCGTACATACCTGCCCATCGTAGGTGATCTGTACGGCCATCAGGTTTACATTGCGTATCTGGTATTACTAAGTGTTTCATTACTTCTTCCTGCTCCACATTGGAGGTACTGTTTCTGGTGAGTAGTACTCGAAGTCATTCTTCTTTGCCCACTCTGCCATTGTAAATCTACTACCGTCAGCACGCTTACGTGCGAATGGCATAGCTGTGTGAGGGTTCTGAAAGATAAAGACTAGTGTCTCATTCTTACCTAGTGAGTTACGTACATCTACATACTTACGTGCTTCATCACGTGTTCTGAATCTTCCCTTTACCTCAATGTACGTAGTGAATCCATACTCTTCAAAGACAAAGTCAGGTTCGTAGTTTCGTACCTGTGTGTACTCAATCTTATCAGGATGGTAGCTGCATCGTTTAAGCTGCTTCGATAAGTCATACTCTAACCAACTATCGAAACCTTTCGGTATGTTCTTCTTACTCCTCTTCATCCGATGTGGTCTCTTCTGCTTCTGGGGGCATCCATAATTCACCTTTCTTCCTGCGTAGGTAGAGTAACCTGCCATTCTCTAATGTTCTCTCTTCACCTAAGTGTTCGACACAGACCTGATACATCTCATACGATGTCTTGTCTTCGAGTAGCTTAGCTGCTTTGACGCAACCGATACCTTTAACACCAATGATGTTATCGATACGATCACCCATCAGGAACTGCATATAAAAATTAAGATCACCTTCATCAGGTTCGATGTAATACAAACGCTTCTTAGCGAAGTTGTAATGCCACCCAACAACCTGATCAAAGTCCTTGTCTAACGATACGATGATAGCTTCATCACCTAACTCAGTAGCTCGGATAGCGATGGTGTCATCTGCTTCCTCATTATCTGAGACATCTGCGTCCCACTCATTAACAAGGTAATCACGTAGTGCCTGATGATGCGTAGGCTTACGGTTACCTGCTCTGTTACCTTTGTAGGGTGCAGTGACTGCGACATCATTGCGGAAGTTTGTCTTCCCTGACAAGAATACTTCACACTCTTCTACTTCATCTAGCTCCACCATAATGTCAGCGATGAAACTATACATAGTAGAAGTAGCTACCTCCTCGGACTCCTTATCACAAGCGAATCCGATTCGGTAGCATAGCATATCACCGTCAATCAGGGCGATCACAAGACCTCGATATCAGCGTCATCGCCAATCTCTTCTACGCCTTCAGCGACGTATTCTTTGAGATCGGTTACGATTAACTTAGCGATACCTGCGCTTACTCCCTTCGCGCCTGTTGGTGCTTTCCATGCGTAAGGTTTGATCAGTACGTCAGCCTTAGATTCGTTAGCGATCTTGACATTAATCTCTTCGCCATTCTTATCGTAAGGTGTGATCGGATACTTAGACTTAGCAGTAAAGAAGTAACCACGATCGTCGTCCTTGCTACGTACCTTCACGCCTTCTTCCTCAAGACGTGATACCTGAGCGTCAGTCAAGTTACAGATATCAACCTGATACTTTTGTGACAGTTGATTTACCTCTTTCAGGCATGACCAGAAGAGATCAACGTTGGTTAGCTTAAACATAATTACTTGTCCTCTGTTTTAGCATTGGTGTTGGTAAGGTTCTGAGTACTACCACGTCCGAACAATTGTGATGCTTGCTCGACAGTACCAGTGAATGACATTGAGAATGTCGCACTGCCTTTAGCATCGTTGTCCATACGGGTACTACCGTCACCCATGAATGAGTTATTACCACGTACGTTGGTATCGTCAGCGGCCATAACTGGTGTTGCAGCTACTGCTGCGATCAAGATTAAGTGTTTCATTAGAATCTCCTTAGATTACCCTAATATTATATCATAAGATTTAGTGTGTGTCTAGCCATGTCTTACCAATCTTTGACTCAGACTCAGCAGGGATGCGAAAGCCTAAGACATTACCTGCCTTGATACTAGCTCTAGTCATGATGTCAGCTACAGTCTGGCCATACTTCTGAGGTACTTCCATCTGTATTTCGTCATGTACAAAAGCCACTTGCTTTACAGGGATATTAGCTCGACGTAGCATACGATGTGCTTCGACACACCATTGCTTTGCGATGATAGCACCGCATGATTGTAGCAAGCTATTGAGTGCTGCGTGTTCCGATCGGATACGTATCTTACGTCCATCCAATGCAGGTACGTAGCCCTTCGATGCGATCCTCTGCACCTTTAATAGCAGTTGCTGTAGCTTGGGTGTGTTACCCATGAACTTATCAATTAACTCTTGTCCTTTCTTTGCGTTACCTCCTGCGATTGCGCCTATCTTTGCAGCACCTGCACCATAGAGCAGTGCGTAGATAAATGTCTTAGCTTGCGCACGTGTCTCTAATCCTGCTGCGTTCTGATTAGCAGTATGAATGTCACCATCAAGTAACTCTTTGGTGTAGTTATCATCCTGCATATAGTGAGCTAAACAACGTAGCTCAATACCACTAAGGTCAGTACCTACCAGTACGTTACCTTCATCTACTGTCCAACAGCTACGGCATTCCTTACCGTATGGACTGTTAACACTTGGGACTTGGCCAAGGTTAGGGTTCTGGTGTGTCATACGTCCTGTCACAGCACCGTTACTGATCACTCTACCATGTACCCTACCGTCAGCATCAGCACGATCTAACCATGCGTCAACAAGACCTACACGTTTCTGAAGCATCAGGTATTCATTGATTAACTTAGCCTCAGGTAAATCAATACCGTCGAGTACCTTCTCATTAACAATGACCTGACCTTTCTCAGTACGCTCAGTGAACTTAACACCTAGTGATTCGAGACGTTTAGCTATCTGTTGTCGTGATCCTACGTTGAACTCTTCGACGTGATCCTTCAAACGTTTACCTGTCTTCTCACTCCATCGTTCAGTTACGATCGGTGGAAAGACACGTTGCATCTGCATCTCAATCTCTACCATGCGGTTACGTAGCTCAGCGAGTAGCTTACTTGCTTTCTCTACGTTTAGCTTGAACCCAGTACGTTCTTGACGTGCCATGTGCATAGCAACCTCATGCTCTAGTGCGAGTGATTGTTCCCAACCTTCGCCCATCTCATGCACAAGATGTTTGTGCAAGCGTTCAAGTACCTCAACGTCACGTGTACAGTAGTCCAACATCTCTTCAGTTAGTCCACCATCAAAGTCTTCAACATCAAAGTCCATCTTGTCAAAGCCTAAGCGTTTGCCCCATGCCTTGAGACTATGCCCACCTTCTACGTTAGGATCATACAAGCGTGACATCACTAGTGTATCGACTGCCTTGTTCAATGGGATACTAATACCCCATACCTCACGTAGTACCTTAGCATCAAAGCCAATCAAGTTATGAGCACAGACTTGCTTGTCCTTCAGGTACTGCTCAAGTCCTGAGTCTTCAGTCCACACCATCAAACCGTCTTCATCTTTAGTGACGACACACCAGATCTTATCGTGTGCTAGATTAGTTTCAATGTCTAAGTAGATCATACGTGGTATGTACTCTTTCTTGTACGTGTCTGGAAGAAACCATCGTGTTCAGGATGATCAGTCATAAACTTACGTGCGTAATGTGATATCCAACCATCATCTATCTTGTAATCACCTTCGCCTGATACCATAGTCTCCCATCGTATGCGGTGAAAGATTGCTTTAGCTGAATAATAATCTCTGTGTTGGGTTGCTATTTTAG